AAATGGATTTTGGGAAGGAAAACCAAAAATACCAAATTACTTGGGAGAATGTTTTTTAAAGATTGCTACTCACTTATCATATCGTCCAAACTTTGTGAATTATATGTTTCGTGAAGACATGATAAGTGACGGTATTGAGAATTGTGTTCAATATATTCATAGATTTGATATAGAACGTACTAATCCATTTGCTTATTTTACACAAATTGTTTATTATGCTTTTCTTCGTAGGATACAAAGAGAAAAGAGACAAATGGAAATTAAAGATAAAATCATTGAACGTAGTGGATTTGAAGAAGTATTTACATCCGATGAAGGTGGAATTAATTCGGATTACAATACAATTAAGGACAACGTACATATTAAGATGAATCAATGAAACTTGGATTGATTTGTGACACTCATTATTCTTATAAATAGTATCGTGGTAATAAAAAAATAAAATGAATATTCTGTATAGAATAACTTATCTTCCTCATCTACAAAATCAAACTCCACCCTATTACTATGTTGGTTCAAAATACAATTACGATAAAAAATATTTTGGATCTCCATCTTCTAAACAAAAAGATTGGTATAGTGGAGAACTTGATATTTGCAACTGGTGGAAGGAGGAAATAAAAAACAATAAAGATAATTTTTATTTTGAAATAATGTCAGAATATGATAAAATATCACCAAAGCAATTAGTTGAGGAAGAAAAAAAAATTCATATAGAATTAAATGTCAAAAATAGTAAAGAATATTTTAATAAATCTGTAGCAACTACTGGGTGGGTTTCTATTCCGAGAACAGATGAAACAAAGAAAAAAATAAGTAAGATTACTAAAAATTATTGGGAGCAAAACAGTCAAAAGGCATTAGAAAGAAGAGAAGAATTAAGTGAAAGAAATAAGAAAACAAAATCCAAAGAACTAAAAGAAAAATGGAAAAATCCATCAGATAAAATGTTGGGTAATTATGAAAGATTTGTTAATATGGCAAAAACACAAAAAACTGATGAATGGAAGCAGAAAATGAGTGATATTGTTAAAAAAAATTGGGATTTAGGGAGACAGAGAACTATCCAAAAAGTTTTTTGTTGCGGTGTAATATATGAAAATGCAGTTGAAGCAAGTAAAGTTGTTGGTATAACTCCTACTAATATTCGTCGCAGATGTAGATTGGAGCAATATTCCGATTGGTATTATCTGGAATAAAACTATGAAAATAGCTATCATTACAGACACCCATTGGGGTGTAAAAAAAGGTTCCAAACATTTTCACGATTACTTTGAGTTATTCTATAAAAATGTATTTTTTCCTACTATTGAAGAACGTGGAATAAAAACTGTTATCCATATGGGTGATGCTTTTGATAATCGTAAAGGTATTGATTTTTGGGGATTGGATTGGACCAGAAGAGTTGTTCTAGAACCTCTTAGGAAGTATGAAGTTTATATGCTTGTCGGTAATCACGATATTTTTTTTCGTAATTCAACAATAATCAATGCGATTGATTTATTATTACAAGAATATGAAAATGTAATACCTATTTCAAGTCCAAAAGAATTTTGTATAGATGGATTGGATACTTTAATGCTTCCTTGGATTTGTACAGACAATCGAGGGGAAACAGATGAACTATTGAAAAATACAAAAGCAAAAGTTGTATTTGGGCATCTAGAACTGGCTGGATTTGCTGCTTATCCTGGACACATTCAAGCAGAAGGAATGGACGCAAGTGTGTTCAAAAAATTTGATAAAGTGTATTCTGGACACTATCATACTAAAAGTGATGATGGTAGAATTCATTATCTGGGAAATCCATATCAAATGTTTTGGAATGATGTAGATGATGTAAGAGGTTTTCATATTTTCGATACTGATACATACGAATTGGAACATTTCAAAAATCCTTATAATATGTTTGAACGGATATATTATGAAGATACTGATTGTAAAAAGTTTGATATTTCATATTTACAAGATAAAATAGTAAAGGTAGTAGTTCGCAAAAAAACAGATCAATTGAAATTTGATAAGTTTATAGATAAATTATTAAAGGCAAATTGTTTAGATTTGAAGGTAGTAGAAATAATTGATATAAATGATGGGAATGTAGATTGTGAAGAAATTACTGCAGAGGATACGTTATCCATTTTGGATAAATATGTAGAAGATGCAGAATTTGATTTAGATAAATCGATGATTAAAAAATTACTTAGAGATGTATATAAAGAAGCATTAGAGATAGAATAATGTATATTTTAGCAATAAGTGGAAAGGAAGAAGAAGGAGCATATGCAGTTACTGATGAAGATGGTGAGAAGGCTTTGTATATTTTTGAGGATGAAGATGATGCTGCTCGTTATGCTGGTCTATTAGAAGCAGAAGATTATCCAGAGATGTCTGTCGTTGAAGTTCAAGATGAAGTAGCAATAAGAACGTGTGAGATGTATGGATATCATTATGTTATAATTAATTCAAATGAATTTGTAATACCCCCAAGAGAATATGATTTTATTCAAAAAAATAAAATTTCGTAATTTATTATCATCCGGAAATACCCCAACAGAGATATGTTTTATTGAAGCATCAACAAATCTCATTTTGGGAACTAATGGGTCTGGTAAGTGTTTTTGTATAAATACTAAGATAAGACTCCGAAACAAAAAAACCGGAGAAATTATTGAAACTACTGTCGGAGAATTTTATGAAGTACAAGAGAAGCAGAACGATTCAAGAAAAGATTGAAGAATGTTTGAATGATAAGGTGCGTAATTTACACCCAGAACTTTATGAAAAACTTTTTGATGAACTATTAACTGAACCAGTGGCAAATAATGTTGCAAAATGTAAAATATATGTGGCCAAAATATTGAGTATTCCTGAAATGGGAAAACACGCAAAACAATATTGGATTTCGCGTGGATGGTCTGAAGGAGATGCACATACTAAATCTAAACAATTTTGCCAAAAAGGAATAGTTAGTCCATATTCAAAAGAATTTTGGACTTCCAAAATAAATTCAAATACTGGTGTATATTATACTGATTGTGAAGCAGATTATGAAAGAAACTCAAGAAGACCAATTAGAAAAGAATATTGGATGAAACGAGGATATTCTGCATTTGATGCTGAAATAAAGGCAAAAGATACTAAAATTAAAAATAATAAATCTGGAGCAAATGCCTACAAATCAAATATAGAAATTCAAAAGATTACATCCAAAAGATGTATTGATTATTGGATTGCTAAAGGATATACTGAAGATGAATCCAGAGAACAAGTATCCAAACAACAGGCAACATTTACACTTGAAAAATGTATAGAAAAATATGGAGAAGAAGACGGAAAACGAAGATGGTTAGATAGGCAAGAAAAATGGCACAAATCTTACAAAAAATCAAATTTTTCTAAAGTGTCGCAATTATTATTCTGGGAAATTAGTTTACACTTAAACTCATTAGATGATATATTTTTTGCTGAACTTGATGGAAATAAAAAACTTGATAAATCTGGAAAAAATAATGAATTGAAATTAAGATTGGATAAACTGTTACTACCAGATTTTATAGACACAAATAGCAAAAAAATAATTGAATTTGATGGTTCTTATTGGCACGGATTGGTAGGTAAGGGAAATAAGAATAGGGACATTGAAAGAGATGAGATTTATAAAAAAAATGGATATTTAATTTATAGAGTATCTGAAAATGATTACAAAACAAAAAAAGAAACGGTAATTGAAGAATGCTTAAACTTTCTGAAAAAGTAAATAGAAAATTTATCAATTCAATTGAACTTAGTGAATGGGAGATTGATACTGATACTGGATGGGAAGAAATAACCCATATTCATAAAACAGTTACATATCAAAAATGGAGAATAGAAACTTATAATGGTTTGACATTGGAATGTGCTGATGACCATATAGTATTCACACAATATTATGATGAAATTTTTGTCAAAAATTTGATTCCCAATGAATCTTATATTATGACTAATTCTGGACCATCATTGGTAAAATATGTAACATCATATGATGAATATGAAAATATGTATGATATTAGTGTAAATTCAAACAATCATAGATTTTATACTAATGGAATATTGTCACATAATTCTACGATGCTTGATGCTTTATGTTTTGTTTTATTTAATAAAGCATTTCGTAAGATTAATAAAATACAATTAGTTAATTCAACAAATGAGAAAGATTGTTTGGTGGAGGTTGAATTTAGTATTGGAAATAATGAGTATAAAGTATTACGAGGAATTAAACCAAATATTTTTGAAATTTGGATTAATGGTGAAATGCAAAATCAAAATGCAGCAACAATCGACCAACAAAAACAATTAGAAGATAATATTTTAAAACTGAATTATAAATCATTTACACAAATTGTAATATTAGGTAGTGCATCCTTTGTTCCTTTTATGCAACTATCTACAGCAAATCGTCGTGAAATTGTAGAAGATTTATTAGATATTAAGATATTTTCTGCTATGAATTCTATTTTAAAAGAAAAAATAAGAAATTCAAATGAGAAAATTAAAGAAATGAATTTGTTTGAGAAATCTATTGAAGAAAAGATTGATATGCAAACTAATTTTATTGAAGAGTTGGAGAGAAGAGGGAAGAAAAATATACAAGATAAAGAAAATAAAATATATGAACTTTTAAATTTAAATGAAAAGGTATCTACAAATAATGAAGAACTTGGAACTTATATTGGTGATTTGAATTTTCAATTAAAAGAATTTTCTGGGGCAACTAATAAACTTAAAAAACTTGGTTCATTAAAAGGAAAAATTCAACAAAAAGTTGCATCAATAAATGAGGAAAATAAGTTTTTTAATGATAATACAGTCTGCCCAACTTGTAAGCAAGACTTGCAGGTTGAATTTCGTGAGAATAGGATAAATGAAATTCAAGAAAATTCAAAAGAATTGCAAAAAGGATATAAGGAACTTCAACAAACAATTAAAGATGAAGAGAATAGAGAACAATCTTTTATACATCTTTCAAATGAGATAACGACAAAAAATAATGAAATTTCTAAAAATAATCTTTGCATTTCTAGTCATCAAAAACAAATCAAGGAACTTCAATATGAAATTCAAACAATTACCGAACAACTTGAAAATAGAAATACTGAACACTTAAAACTAGATGAATTAAAAAAAGAACAAATTAGTAATTTTAAAAAGAAATCAAAATATAAAGAAAGTATGACTTATTTTGATTTCGCACAATTATTAATGAAAGATGGTGGAGTAAAAACTAAAATCATCCAAAAATATCTTCCATTAATGAACCAGCAAATTAATAAGTATTTGCAGATGATGGATTTTTATATTAATTTTACCCTCGATGAAGAGTTTAAGGAAAATATAAAATCCCCCATTCACGAAGATTTCACTTATGAGAGTTTTAGTGAAGGTGAAAAGATGAGAATTAATCTTGCGATTTTATTTACTTGGATTGAAATTGCAAGAATGAAAAATTCAATTAGTTGTAATATTCTTTTGTTTGATGAAGTTTTTGACTCCTCTCTTGATGATTTTGGTACTGATTACTTTACAAAAATTATTAAATATGTGATTAAAGATACTAATATATTTGTAATTTCACATAAGAACGGACTTGAAGATAAATTTGATAATATTATTCGTTTTGATAAAATTAAGGGATTTTCAAAGATAATGACTTGACATTTCTGTATTTTTGGGTTATACTGTAATTTGAAAATCTATCGTGACTATAAAATATGTCTGAACTACCTGAAAAAAAAGAAAATTTTAATGCTTATTCGTCAAATAATAATGATACGATATCATTTATTGGAAGTAATCTTCCTGGAGGTTCGTATAATAATTATTGGGATGATGATGGATTTAGTTTGACGGGAAATCCATATGCGTCCCCTGATGTATTTTCTTTTGGTGGAACTGCTTCGTCAAAGGATCAAGAAATAAAGAATACACCACCTAATACTAATGGTTTCTGGAAGTATAGTGAAGATGAGACTTTAAAGGTAGTGGAACAATACCTCTCAAGTACTTATCATGGTCATTATACTTCGGAAAATTCTAAAGTTCAGGTTCTTGATATTATTGAAGCAATTGGAGATGGTGTTCCATTTTGTCGGGATAATCTAATTAAGTATTCTTCCCGTTTTGGTAAGAAAAACGGAACATCTAAACTTGACGCACTAAAGATTATCCACTACGCTATTCTTCTATACCATTTCTCTGGATTTCATACCGAAACTAAAAATAATAATGAAACTT